AAACTGATATATGAAGCTGAGCGCGCCTGGTATATTGAAGATCATTTACGCGCTATTAAGTTTTATAAATTGGCCTTAAAAGAACAGCAGACCGGACGAATAAGCAAGAAATCAATACGCGAAAATATTAAAGAATTACAGGAATGTTAATAACTAATTTTTTTTATTCAAAAATTTTATATTAATTTTGATGAGTAATTTTGTTTTTCATAGTTAAAATTTAGGGAGTGCCCGGTCGATGGTGGCCGGGTTACTTTAACATTAAGAATTTACTTATATGTTTAGATTAAGGGTAATAAGTTTAATAAAAGATTTCGGAATAAAGAAGGAATTTATAATAGAACTAATAGGTTCAAACCGGGTAACATTTGCAAGAAAACTAGGAGGACAAATTGAATTTACTGAATTAGAAAAGTTAGCGATCAAATCAAAATTTAAAGAATTGGTTTGATTTTTTTTATAATCTTATTTACTAATATGTAAAATGGCAAGAAAAATAAAACAAGGATTAAGTTATTTTCCACATGATTGTATTTTTGATGATAATCTTGAATATATAATTGCTCTTTATAAAGAAACTGGATATTATGTTTATTTTAGATTATTAGAAAAGATTTATTTTGAAAATGGGTACTACTTTGAAGCTACAAAAAAGAACCTTATTTTGTTTTCTGGTAAAATTAATGTTGACATTGAACAAATAAATGTTATCATTAATGACTGTTTAGGTGAACATTTATTCAATAAAAACATACATAAAAAGTATGAAATTTTAACATCTAAAGGAATCCAGGATAGATTTTTTGAAGCAATAAAAAGAAGAAAAGAAATAGATTTAATAAAAGAATACATTTTAATAGATAATGTAAACAATTTATTAATAAATGTAGACATTAATTACCAAAATGTAAGCAAAAGTACACAAAGTAAAGTAAAGGAAAGTAAAGTAAAGAAAAGTAAAGAATTTATTAAACCAACTTTACAAAATGTTAAAGATTATTTTAGAGAAAATAAATACACAGAACAACTAGCAATAAAATTTTATAATTCTTATGATGTAGCTAATTGGGTAGATAGTAAAGGTAATAAAATTTTAAATTGGAAACAAAAAGCAATTCAGGTATGGTTTAAGGATGATAATAAAATAAAAACAGAATTAACACCTAAACTTTCAATATGAAATATCAAAGTTCAAATACAAAAAAAGTTTATGATATTGATTTTGATAGAAAAAGAATTAAATGTCCTGACTGTTCTCAATCCAGAAGAAAAGAAAAACAAAGAGATTTACAATATTATTCAAATGATAATAGAGGATATTGTTGGCATTGTCTCACTACTTTTTTTGAATATAAACCGTATGATGAAAAAAAATACACTATCCCTGAATGGCAAAATATTACAAAACTTTCAGATAAAGCAGTTAAGTGGTTTACATCACGTATGATCAAACAAGAAACGTTAAACTATATGAAAGTTTATACTACTAATGAGTTTATGCCACAATTTAATAAAGAGATTGAGGTAATTTGTTTTCCTTATTTCAGAGATTTAAAACTGGTTAATATAAAATTTAGGGGAGCAAATAAAACATTTAAACTTGTTTCCGGTGCTGAGCTTATTTTTTGGAATTTAGATATATTGACAGATTGTAAAGATGTTATAATAACCGAGGGAGAAATAGATTGTTTAACCTTTATAGAAAATGGTTTTAAAAATGTTGTTAGCGTACCGAATGGAGCAAACGGAACTGACTATCTAGATAATTATATTCATTTATTTGACGACAAAGATATTTATTTATCAATAGACAATGATACAAAAGGGATTGAATTAAGGGATGAATTAATCCGTAGATTTGGAGCAGAACGATGTTATTTAATTTCTTTTAATGAATGTAAAGACGCAAACGATTATTTTATAAAATATGGAGGTATAGAATTTAAGGACAGGGTAACCAGTGCTAAACAAATAAAGATTAAAGGCATGATAACCATTGACGATTTATATAATGATATTATTGATTTATATAAAAATGGTATTAATCCTGGTTTAAAAATAAATAATCCTTTAGATGAATTTATAACATGGGAGGCTGGTCGTCTTTGTATTGTTACTGGAATACCAAGCTCAGGGAAAAGTGAGTTTGTTGATTTTGTTGTATCAAAATTAAATATTTTATATGGATGGAAGGCTGCTTATTTTACACCGGAAAATTATCCTTTGAAATATCACTATGCCAAACTGCATGAAAAATTTTGGGGCAGGGAATTTAGAAAAAGCGGAGAATATGACATAGATTCTGTTTATGAACATATAAAAGATAATTTCTTTTACATATTAGATGAAGAAGACATGACTTTTGAAACCGTTCTTAATAGTGCCAAGATGTTTGTAAAACAAAAAGGAATAAAAATATTTGTCATTGATCCATATAATAAACTTGAGCATGAAAGAAAGTCACACCAAACGGAGACGGAATATGTGAGCAAGTTTTTAGATAAATTAATCAATTTTGCTAAGTTTAATAATATACTTGTTTTTCTTATTGCTCATCCTGTAAAAATGCAAAAGGGTGAAATACCAACACTATATAATATTTCGGGATCAGCTAACTTTTATAATAAAACAGATTATGGGATAACTATACATAGGGTTTTTGATGAGCAAAACATTATGACAAATCAAATACAGATACATATTCAAAAAATTAAATTCAAAAATTTAGGCAACCAGGGAGTTGTGGAAATGAAATATAATTACAATAATGGCAGGTTTGAAACGAAAACTGTTGATAGTTGGGATAACTCAAATTGGTTAATAAAAGAAGAAATACAACAAAATATAATTTATACAGATGAAAAGAAAGCACCATTTTAAAGAAAGCTATTTACATAAATTTGCTAAAACATTATTAGCAAAGTGGCTCAGGAAAAAGTACCTTCGTGTAGATGTTGAAAGTAGGTTTTATCTTGATGGTGAAATATTGTTTGTGCCGGACATTGTTTGTTATAATGAAGAGGGGATAAAAGATATTTACGAAGTATATTATAAGAACGAAATCAATGCCAAAAAACTATCTAATATCCATTACTACGTATATGTTAATAATCTTGATATTGGATTGTTTGAAGTAAGCGCAAAACATATATTGAATCAAACCAAGGAGCCTGAAAATATACTAATGATAGAATATACTTTAAATTAAACTTTGGAATAAATAACTAACTATGGAAAACCAATCAAAAATTTTAGAAATTGAACAAATGAAATTATTTAAAGATAAAATTGAATTTATCCATTTAGAAAGCGTTATCGGTTCAGGATATGAAGAACAGGTGGCCGACTTAGCCATAAGAGATAAAGTGGCTTATAGGGCAGCAAGAAAAAATATGCAAATACATTCTGCTATCATTTTAAAAATAAATGATAGGTTTAGTGGGTTTTTTACATTCCAGGTTAATCATATAGCTAAAGAGTTTTGTTTATTACAGTCTGCAATGGAATTAGATTGCAAAGATAGGGTTATTTACAGTCAAATGGTAAAAGAAATAATAATACAAAACACTTTTGGTTATCCAATGATAATGACAGTTAGCACAAAACACGACTTAGAAAGGCCGGACGTATTTAGGTCTATTGGATTTGAAACATATCTAAATTTAAGTGGGTATGAATACATGGTTTACGGTCAGTTAGAACAAGTTAGAATGAAAAGATTAGCACACGCAACAATGACAAACGCATGGACGACAACTAGATCAGATTGGTTAAAAATGAAAAAAGAATGGAATGAGAAAATTGAAGAGGCTGGTAAAAAATATAACATTCCTAATCCAAAATTTGCTTCACGTGATGGATGTTGGCAGGGCACAAACGGATTTTCAAATATTGTATTATCAACTCGTGAAGTAAAAGACGGTGTAATAGTTCATAATAAAGAAAAGAGTTTTAATGGAAATGCTTCAGTTCTTGACCCGGTGGCGTGTGAAGTAATATTGCGTTTCTTTATGCCTAGTGAGGGCGAAAGAGTTTATAATCCATTTGGTGGGGGTGTCCAATTTGGATTTATAGCAGGTTCATACGGTTATAAATATATTGCAAGCGAAATAAGGCAAAACCAATGCGATGCTAATAATGTTTTATGTCAAGATTTTAAGGATGTTAAATGGATAAAAAGCGATAGTTCTAAATACAAACCTAAAGGCAAATTTGATTTATGTTTTTCTTGCCCACCATATTATAAAGTAGAAAAATATATTGATTATGATAATGTTATTCCTGAAGGTGAATTAAACAACCTATCAACATACGAACAATTTCGAGATACGCTTTTTAAAGGTTATAAAATAGCTATTGAAAAGTTAAAAGATAATAGATTTTTTGTCGTTATGGTTGGAGATTCAAGAGATAGTAAGGGGGGTTATTATGGCTGCGAGGCCGAGCATGAATTATTTTTCAAATCCCAGGGGTTGTATATTTATAATAAGATTGTTTATTTAGAATGTGAATTTACAAGATTAGCACACGCTAAAATAACCTTAAATTATAGAAAATTTCCTAAGCGTGAACAAAAAATATTAGTATTTTATAAAGGTGACATATCTAAAATTAAAGATTTATTTCCACCAATAGGTAGATTATAATGGAATTTAAAAGTTTTTATAAATCAATAGATGGAAGAAAATTTAATACATGGTGTAATTATACTAAAAGACTTGATTCTTATGGGTGTGGGTGCCAACATGATTGCGAATATTGTTATTCAAAGAGTTTATTAAGTTTTCGTGGGTTATGGGATCCATTAATTCCGTCAATTTCTAATATTTATAAAATAAAAAATAGGATCAAAAAATTATCAACAAATGAAGTTATAAAATTAGGCGGTATGACTGATTGTTTTCAACCTTTAGAAATGAAAGAAAAAGCAACATATAGAACTATTCAAATATTAAATCAATTTAGAATTAATTACTTAATTGTAACAAAAAGCGATTTAGTTTCTAATGATGAATATATGAGTATTTATGATAAAAACCTTGCTCACTTCCAGATAACAATAACGTCAACAGATGAAAAAATAAACTACGAAAAAGCCCCGCCATTTTCTAAAAGAATAGAAACTATAAATAAATTGTATAAACAAGGTTATGACGTATCATTAAGATTAAGTCCTTTTATTGAAGAAAATATAAATATTGATAAATTAGGATTAATAAATTGCGATAAAATACTAATTGAATTTTTAAAAGTAAATCATTGGGTTAAAAAATGGTTCAATATTGATTATTCTGAATATTCTTTAAAATATGGTGGTTATTCTCATTTAAATCTTGATAAAAAAATTGGACTTGTAAATAAAATTAATGGATTTAGCCAAGTCAGTGTAGGCGAATATGTCGAACCGCATTATAAATATTTTAAAGAAAACGTGAATTATAATAAAAATGATTGTTGTAATTTAAATTTTACCCCTAGAGGAATTAACAAACAATTAACCTTATTTAATGGAACAAAAGATACAATTTAACGAACAAAGAAATGTTCGAATAATGAAAGACTTAATCAAACGCAACTATGAAAATA